TTTCTAAATATAATATGTGATAACCTTTGATCTCCTTTCATTTCATCTACAAAAGGTGTTTTTTGATTTTCACAATATTTAAGTTCTCTTTCGTATCCTTTTTCTTCGTCAAAGAAATATATGCCCGCAGATCTAACCATGTAAGACAAAGGCTTTCTTTTTCTACTTAAATAATAAACCCTATCTTTTATTTCCCAGTTAGGTTTTTTTGTTTCAACTTTTTGTGTTTTTAAAACTGTATTATCAACAGTTTCTGTTTCTAGACCAAAAGCGTTTTTTGCTCTGTCTATAATTGTTTTTTCTTTTTTTGCCATAATATAATATATAATAAAATTAATAAAATAAAAGGCCGAGGCCGAAGCCCCGGTCTTTTAAAAATAGTTTACTTCATTAACATAAAGTTGTTAGCACCTTGAGTAACTAAACATCTTTCTGATAACATGTGTATTTGCATCACATCTAAAGCAGATGTAGCAGCACCAACAGAACCAGTAACCCAAGTTTTCATTCTTCGGTCATCAGTTTGTGAAGCTCTATATCTAACGTGTAAGAAAGGACGTCTAACAGCCGATCCAACAGTTTGGTCATAAACTGAAGAAGAACCAGCTGGTATAATAACACCTCTTAACGCTTCAGATCCAGCAGTTGCATTAATACCACCTCTTGTAGCTTTGTCATTTAAGTATCTAAAGTCAGACTTGTAGAAGTCATAAGAACCTCTTCGGAAACCAGAGAAACCTAAATTTAAAGCCATGTCTTCAGAATTGTTAAATACTCCGTAAGAAGTACCACCAGCTCCGTAAGAGTTCATTGAAGCCAACATATCGTCCATTGCTAAACTAGTAGCTCTGTTTACGAACATCATGTTTTCTTCAATAGCACCTTGCTTATCAAACTCAGCTAAAATAGCGTCAAACTCAGCTAAATCAGTAGCAGCATTAACACCAGTAACACCAGTAGTAACGTTACCTCTTTGCTCAATAGCATAGAATAAACCTTCAGTACCAGCATCTCCTTCTGGAGTTAAACCTAGCTCACCATCAACATTAGTTGAGTTCGAACCTGGAATAGACTCAAGCATTGCCATTTCTAAGTAATCAGTAAAACGAGATCTTGTATCAGCCTCAGCTTTTAAGTACCATAAGTAACCACCTTGACCACTTTCAGCAGATACTTCTACCCAACCAATTCTACCAGCGTCAGATCCAGATACTTCGTAGTAATCTTTCATAATGATAGGCTTGTTAGTAAAAGTTTTAAAGTCAGGTTCGTTAGCACCTCTTGTAGTTGAGCCATCGTAGTTATCACCTTTCTTGAATTCAGAACCAATAACTAATAAAGTAGCAGCTTCAGGTGTTTCAGAGTGACCAGTTAAAACATCCTCGTCATAAGCTCTAAGACCAATAGCAGAGCCATCAACGGCTACAACTAAACATCTAGATACTTTACCTGGAGTTGAAAGTAAAACAAGGTCGTGATTACGAACACCGTGCGTTGTTGTGATTGGGTTACCATCTACGTCTTTAACACTTGTAAATTTACCTTTTGCACCAGATGAAGATACGTTACCATCTAAATCTATAGTACCAGTTAAAGTTATATGTAATCTTGATTGCTCAGACCATATAACTCGATCAGAAGTCATTGCTTCTTCTGCACCTACTTGATTAAGGAAACCAGAAATTGTTCTAGGTCCGAAAACCTCAGCTTCTTTTTCCATTAGCTCAGGTAGGTATTGTTGCGCCCAACCTTCAGTGTCAGCGCTTGTAAAATCGACGTAGTTTGTAGATAGTGTTTGCTGCTGTGGAGCAGGTACACTATTCAAACTACCTCCTGCATTAATTGCCATAATTTTGTAATTTTAAATTGTTATTTATTATTTTTAATTTTAAACTTTAAATCAGAAGAATCACTGCCTAACACTTTAAACTTCATTCCGCCAGTTTCAATTTTTCCATGACCTTGTCTTGGATTCATATCTACGTTTTTGGCTTTGGCAACACTATCTTTCATAGCATCAGCCTTACCTTGTTCGTAAAAGTGCTTTGCAATAGCATCAGCATTCATTGCCGTATATAAAGATTTATGATAACCCTTAGCATCTGATAATGTAGAATTTTTATCCAAAAACTTTTTGGTAAAATTATTTATATCACTTTGAGTTGCTTTAACCTCATCGGCATTGTTTACGTTAAATCTGTACTTTTTATCACCGACGTTGTATTCAAAACCTTTGAACTTGTCGTTAAAAACTTGATTAGTTTTTTGTTTAAAAATATCAGTATTTTTTTTAACTGTTTTTTCTGTTGCTTTTGACTCCTCGTTATATCTATTAAAAAAATTTACAGCTTTTTGTTGCTCAGTTGTGAGCTTACTTCCAGCTTTAATCTCTTCATAGTATTTGGACTTTTGCCCGTCCAGGTGGCTTTTAGCGTTGGCAACTTGCTCTTTTAACGCTAATTTTTTTCTCCGTATATCTCTTTCTTCATCAACTTCTTCGTCGTAAGAGAATTGATCTTCCATAAGGAAGTTAATTTCTTCATTATTTAAATGAGGTTTTGTTTGCTTGTAGTATTCATATAATAGATTTTGATCATCTAATTTTGAATAATCTTGATTAAGTTTAACGTAGTCACTTAAATCTCCACCAGTATCATCCATAAAATCTATTAGCTTTTGGATATTTTCTGGTATTGGTTTTCCAGTGGCTTCAGCTTCGGCTACAGCTTCTTCAATTTGCTCCTCTATCTCAGTATCTTCTTCAGTAGAGTCTTCAGTTATTTCTTCTAATGCTGGAGCTTCTTGTGCTTCTGCTTCCGGTTGTACCTCTTCTTGTTCTTGTGTGGCATCGGCATTTTCAGGCTCTGTAACCACTCCGCTGTCGTCAGCGTTATCTTCTTTAGTTTCATTTTCTTTTACTGGTTCTGGTGGTTTACTTAAATCTACTTTTATAACACTGTCGTTTCCAGCAGATTCAAATTTATTTTCATCAACTTTTGCCACGTTTTCATCGCCTGGATCTTGTTGATTGTTTGTTGTAGTCTTTTCGACTACTTGTTCATCTTTTTCTTCCATAATATAATATAATAATAATTAATAAATTTTAACTAGGCTCAAACGCACCTAAATCAAATCCCCCGTCTAAGGTATCATTACCTGCAGACTCAAAGTTTTTAGGTGGTTTTCCACTATTTCTTTGTTCAATCATTTCACTTTGTTGAGATGCTTGAATTTTTGTTCTTTCGTCTTTTCTATCTTCTTTTTGTTTCTCTCTTTCTTTTACACCGTTAACTTCTATGCCTTTTAACTGCATGTTGTATTGAAACTCTAGTGCCATTAGTTGTTTTTTCATTTCAACTTCTTGTTGCATTTTTTGAGCTTCTATTTGACCTTGCATTTTCATTAACTCAGCTTTGCTAGCATCTAATGCTTGATTTTTTTGAACTTCAGCTTGAGCAGCCGCTTGAGCCGCTTGAGTATTAGATTCTGTTTGAGCTTTAATGTTTTCTAATTGCAACTGCCTGTCTCTTTCTTGTTTTTTTCTTCTACGTATTTTAAGTAATTGATTAGCTAGTTTAATATTACGTATTTCTCTAAGATCAATAGCGTCTTCTAACTCTATACTTGTTTGTTGCAACGCCATTTGAATATTGTTTTCAAGTATTTGTTTTTCTTCTTCATCTGGTTGTAACTCTATAAATATACCAAAATCATAAAGATGTAAATTTTTCATTTCTGATAAAGTCGCTACATTATGTGCCCCAATTGCATGTATAAATGCATCAGCCGTTGGGGAATACTCTAATATATCAGATATTCTAAGCGATAAACATTCTGCCGTTTCAGCTGTTAAAAACAAACCAGCTTGCAGTATGTGTCTAGTTGCTGTATTTGAATTTGCGGCTGCTATTTTTTGAATACCTACTAAAGCATTTTTATCTGGCATGCTACCATCTCTAGCTTCGTTAAGACCGGTTACGTCTCTAATCATTTGCATATAATAATTATAGTTACCTATAAGCGCTTGCATTTTGTTTCCGCCAGATGCAGATGTAATTTCTTTAATTGGTACTTTGCCAGGATTTAAATCACCTTCGCTAGTAAAACTTCTTCCAATAACGGAACCAGTTTGAAAAAACATATTTAAAGCTTCTTGCGGATTATAATTTGTGCCATTGCCTAAATCAACCTCAGCCAAACCATCAGCATCGAGATAAACACCATCAGGAACCATTCTTGATAACACTTGTTGTAGTTTTAAATGTGTTAATTGAATCATATCTGCGAATCCAGTTATACGTTTTACCAGTGAATCAATTTTTCCATCATACATTCTAGGTGCAACTATACTATAATTCATTTTAACTTTAGTATAATCACTCTTAGGACGCATCATGTTTTTTGCCATTTCCCATTTAAGTAATCTGTTTGTTCCAACAATCATAACGCCGTCATATAAACACTCTATAGACCTTAATAATCTAGAGTATTCGCCTTCTTTTTCAGCTGGAGGGTTAAATTTATCATCTTTAGGTATAACCTTATCAGCACCACTTGGCATTTCTTTTACCTTGTACACTTCATTCATATAAGTCTTATAATTAAAATATAAAACTTGAATAATATTATTATCTTCTTTGTTATAACTATGTGTTGAATTATAATTTGATCTATTATAAGAGTTATTTTTCATTATATCCTCAAGATCACTATGTGTTAAATGAGGAAATTCTTTTGCCAACTCGTTTACTGGAATAGATTTAATTTCACCAACATAGTATATATCTTCAAAATAAGGAGATTCAGTATAAGAATACACTAAATTTGCTGGGTCAACATAATCAACAACAACACCTTCAGAAGTATTAAACGAAGTTTTAACAGCGCCAATACCTAACACTGTTAAATCATAATAAAATCTCTTTTTTATTAATTCGTAGTTACTACCATCAAACAAAACATTTAAAGCTTGTTCTTCTGCTAGTTCTACAGCCTGCTTGTATGTAAGCTGCATATGTATACCAAGCTCTTCCTCTGACTGTGGTAATTCTACCATATTTGTTTCACGCATATCTACACCAAACTTTTGCTTTACCTCTGCGTCTGCTTCTTTCATTTTCATATCTCTTAATACCCGCTCCATATATTCAGTTCTATCTTGAACTCCATTTGGAGATTGAGAAAATGCTTTTATATCATAAGTTCTTTCTGCAATACCGTTTACAACTATGTCAACAAATTTAGATATAATTGGAACTGGCTTCCAGTCTAAATTTAAATAGGACAAATCACCGTTTATAGATAACTCATCCTTGTATTTTTGTATAGACTGTTCGCCTCTAGCATACAATCTTAAATTATGAAAGTTGTTTTGATTAGATCTATATCTATTAAGACTTCTATCATCGTCAAACCATTCCGCCTCTATAGCTTTCGCAACTTTTAACCCATAATCATAGCTCAGCTTTTCAGCGTCGCTTACAACTTGACTTGGAAAATAACGATTCATAGGCATTCCACCAATACCCAATGATTGCGTTTCACCGCCCGATGCTACTCTTCCTTTTGTTGATCCTGTTGATCCTGTTGATCCGTCTCTAGGCTTACTATCTCTAGGCATACTATTTAATTATTTGTGAATTAGCTCCAGTATTACTATACTTGGAAATATTTATGTTTAGTTTAGGTTTTTCAACCTTAGGATTTGGTGCATATAAATGCCTGTTGTTTGCCATTATAGCTAAACCACTACTTATTGTTGCATCAAATTTTGTTCTTTTTGTAATATCAAATCTACTCCAATCGTTTAGTAAATCATTAAAATATAAACCACCAAACGTTCCGTCTTGCTTCATGCCAACATGATCTTGTATATACATTTCGATTGCTGCTGCGTGAGCCTGTTTAATATCTTCTGATGAGTTTGGTATACCACCAACTTCTTTTTCTGCTACAGATAACTTATTCCATATTTTATCAGGTCTATTCATACTAAACCCTCTGTAACCTCTACGTCTTAAATAATACAAAAGTCGAGGTTTGTTGTTCTCTGCAAGTATTGGCATGCCATAAAATACCAGTGCCATTAAAACATCTTCAAAGAATATTTCAGCTGTAGGTGGTCTTGATAAATATTCTAAAAAAAAGCTATTCGCAGGAGCGTCTTCCATGCTAAACCTGGTTAGGCCGTGTAATGCTCCTTTAGAACCTTCTCCATCTACAGTTCCTGATATATCATACGAGTCACAACCAAATGCCCCCATGTGTTCATTACCAGGATATTTAATACCGTTTTTGAGTACCACTCTATTTTGTAATTGCTGAGGTGGAACCCAGCTAACTTTAAATCTACCCTTTGGATCTGGATAAAATATTACTTGTGAATCTTTAACGCCATTTACCCATTGGAAATTACCCTGAGTAATTCCTAAGGTTCTAGACATTTCTTCATTATAGTCTATTTGCTCGTATATTTTAACTAAGTTAAATATACTATTTTTTGTTTCATCACGAAAAGCATGCTCTGTAGTTCTTGGAAACTGACGGTAAAATTCATTTAAAGCATCTTGATCGTCTTTTAAACCATCTACTTCATTTTGCCAGTTATCTATTACACCTATATCTATTAGTTCACCGTCTGGGGCAAACACATCTGTGTTAGGAGTAGTGAATACTGGAACTCCGTACTCATCAATAAATCCTTCGTAGTTCCATTCCATTGGGATAAACAAAGAGTATAAACCAGACTTTGTCTGACCGTTTCTATTTCGCTTAGTGACATCTGATGCATTGTATAATTTTTTAAAGTTATCGCCTCCTTTGTCTAAAGCGTTTGATGTTGATCCCATCATACACTTACCAACTATTCTACTACCTAATCTTAAACAGGTTTTTGTAACCCGCCAGTTGTTTAATATATTATCAGGTCTTTCCCACTTTCCACTCTCATCATGTACTAATAAGGCTAGTTTTTCACCGTCATAACTATTGTCTCCAGTATTTTTCCAATCAATAGTTGTATCTAACCCTTGTATATCTTCCAACTTTTCATTAGCCGTAATTTTCTTTCTCGTAAACTTACTAGCAGGTACTCTATAAGCAAGTTCTGATTTAGGACGATCCATACCATCTTGGACAGGTTTAAAAAAGAATGGATAATTAATCGATATAGGAACAACTTTATCTGTAAACATTTTCTTAGCATCAGCACCTGTTTTAGATAATATACCATATCTACTATCACTTGCGAGAGTGGCTAAGTTAACTGTTTCTGCAGATGACATGAACGAAAACCCTGATCTTCTGTTCTTTAGATAACACATGCCATAACATCTCTTATCCGCTTTACAAGCTTCCCAGAATATATAAAACAGTCTATTTGCCTCTCTAAAGTCAGGCGCACCTACATCTATCTTGCTCCATTGTAAGTACATATAATGAGTACCTGTTATCCAAGTTGGCTTGCCATTGTTAGTAAACCAAAAACCCTCTTCTCTTCTTTTAAACTCTTCGTCTATATAATCATACCACTGCTCTTTTTGATCTTCAGGGTATGATCTCCAGTCAAATATGTTTTTTAAACGTTCTAACTCCTTGGGTTGTTCAAATTTAATCCATTTGTTTTTTACGTTGCTATACACATTTTTCGGCGTTTTAGGCAAAGCTATAACTAAACCTTGTATTTCTATAACTTCACCAATTTGACCGCTGTGAGATAACACGATTATATCATGTTCTTTATCATAACCGTATTTCCACTTCTTACCTTTGTTAAGACGACTTATAGTCGTTTTTTTAATTGGTTCAACAGTCTTAACTAAACTTTGCTCGTACATTATTTAGATCTACCTTCTGCGAATCCTTTAAAGACTTTTTTCTCTGCCTCTTCAAGTGTTTTGCCCTCAAGAAGGTTTTCTTCTTCTTGGATTCTGTTAAGTATTTCAAATGCGTCAAATATAGCTAGTTTTTTAGTAGCCGCAGCATTTTTTAATCTATCCGCTGATATATCGTCGTCTGAATCTACAATTGGTTCTTTTGCAACTTTGATCAGTTCATCAACTGCTTTCTGCCCAGCTTGGATTATATTCTTCTTCGTTTCCTTGATATTCATATTTGATTGTAATAAAATTAGATAAAACTCTGTATAGTCTTTCGCTATCAACGATAAACTCGTATTCACTATTTGGTCTAAAACCAACTAGATCACCAACCTCCGCGGTACTGTCTGAATATTTAACAACGCCTTGTAATGGTTTTTCTGATTCAATATTAAATTGATCTATTGCTTTCAAAGGTTTCACAAAACAATAACCTTTTGGAGCAGTCCACTCTTTATTTCTTTTATATAAAAAAATTTGATCGTGGTTTATAAAATAAGTATTTTCATTAAAATAAGCTTTACTATTTTTTTCAATACCTTTTACGTTATGCCATCTGCGGAAAACATTATGATGCACTATTACCGTATCACCAGGTTCTATATCTGTATTACCAACAATAGGAGTTGATATAACTATAGCTTCTCTATTAACGTATTGATGGTTGAATATTTCAGTGTTAAGAATTAACTCTCCACCATCTAGTTTTTTAGTATTGTTATATCTATTGCCTTTTGGTTTTACAACAAAGTTGTAAACGCTTTTCATTAGTATTGTAGATTGTATTCTACTGACACAGCCATATTCTTGTTAAAGTCTTTCCAAGGTAATACGTCTTTATTTTTTTTGATATAAACAGAGTATTTATCGTCTTCCTCTATTATGTCACAAATAGTATGACCACCGTAAACCTCTTGTCCCACAGCGTAGTGCATGGCATCGTTTTTATAATCTTTGCCAATACTAATCTTTCTTATTAACTTCGCCATTTTCTTTTGGGTAATTTATTTCTCCTGTTAAAATATCAATATCAGCTGTGCCGTAATCTTTTTCAAACGTTTCCCTCATTTTACCAACGGCTTCTTGCTGCATTGATATATTGTGTAACATTGCGTGTTTTTTGGTTTCTATTTGTCCTAATTCCATTTGAGATCTGTTAATTTCATTAATAAGATCTTGCACGTCTTTCAATTGTTTGTCAGTTATTTTTTCTGGCCTAATGTCTTGTATGCCTTTAAGTTCTTTAATTTTTTTACTTGTACCTTTTACTTTTGTTGTTGCCATTTTTTTAATTTAAGTTAATTTAATTATTATTTATTTTAATTTGGTATCGCCCCCTTTACGCTTAACAGGTAAGAATACAAACACTCTCTCTGTTCAGTAGTTAAAGCATCATCAAATACTAATATTTCGTACCAAACAGAATCGCCATTAGGGTCTCCAACTTTATCAATATCAAACGTTGTAGATATTGCTTCTGATAAAGAATCACCATCTTTATCACCTAATGCAATGTTATCTTTATACATAGCCATAGATCCATCTGAAGCTCTTTCAACTCCAAACACATACGTTTCACCTTCATCTATTTGATTTGCTGATGGAATATCAAAATCGTGTCTAGGGCCTACTTTTATTCTAGCTTCGTTAGCACTTGAAAACTTAAGTGAATCAGTACTAGGGCTTACACCTTCAAACATTACCTCATTTGAAACCGTTTCACCAAGTCTAAACTTATGTATAAAATAAATAGAAAATTTTGAAAGCGTTAAGGTAGAAGGAAATCTAAGAGAATCTGTATTTTGTTGAAAACGAAGGCCTCCATCACTGATTAGCTCTGGTTGGAGGTTGGCATCACCAGTATCTGATGGAGCCAAGTTATTACCACTAACTGAATCTTCCCATACCGTAACTCCAGTCTCGTTTGTGCCAATTTTTGTATTATACTTATACCAGTGTTTTAGTTCTGCGCCATTATACTCTGCCGCTCCTAAGTACAAGTCTGGCCTACATAATTTTGCACCGCTTTGATCTAAAGTAGGGCCTAATCTATAAAAACCAGTTCCTAATCCTAAAGGCGCCATTATATACCAAAGTAACAAATTATACCACCCGCGCTACTCGCAGCTGGAGTCACCGTAGTCCACCTACCGTATATAGTGCAGCCTCTTGGAAAGTTTATACCTTCTGTAGTTGTACCACCTGCCGCGTGATATTCATCAAGGAAATATAATGTGTTATCACTATCTATACCACTAACATCAACCGCGACAGTTCCATTATCTGGAGCTCCTAATGTCAAAGTAGTTCCGTATGTACCACCAGTAAGACTTTTTACTACTACTCCTTGAGCATTTGGCCCTTCATATATAGGTGTTAAATGCCCAGCGCTTGTATCAAGAGTAATACCAGCATCAATAGTATCACTATCAGCACCAATAATTACGTATTGTCCTGGTTTTATTTTAACGTTATTTGCAACATCTGCAATTGTAACTACATTACCAGAAACACTAGCCGCCGCAGCCTCATGTACACCTAAATAGTTAGCAGCTGAAGCCTCAGTGTCATTCGTACCTGGAAACTGAGGTCCCATAGTATCTAAAGTCTCTGTAATCATTGACGTTGGCGTGTTGTCTGATAAAAACTGAACGGCTACAATAACATGTCCTTTAGGTGGAAAAACTGGTTTTGCTAGATTTGTGAAAACACTACCTAGTTGTCCGAAGCCATAAGCGACTTCTGATGAATTTTGTCCCATAATTTTATTTTTTTACTTTTTCAAATGATCGGCCACCAAAATAAGCGCCAATCACGGTTATTAATACTAATTGTAAAAGATCTATATAAGAATCTTTTACGTTAAATTTTATCGCACCAGCATCAATAAATATCAATAGCATGGTGCATACTATTAAAAATATTAAGACCATTGGCCTAACGTTTTTACTAAGCCAAGAATCTGATTTTAAATCTGCTTCCCATCTGCTTGTGATGTTTTTTTCCATCTCCACTTCGTAGTCAGCAATTAATTCTTTTATTTTTTGCTCGGCAGCCATTTTTTCTTCTTCAGATGTGTGTAAATCATCAATAACTCCACCTACTCCTTTGACAAGATCTGCAGCACCACCTGATAATAAGTTACCTAACATATTATTTTCTTTTTACTTTTTCAAACGAGCTAATGCCAAAACATCCTAGTGTTACCCACACAAATGAATTGTAAACAACTTCGTTTATAATTAAATCTTTATCTGCCAGTATACTAGTTAATAAATCAGCAACAGCAAACAAACACATTACAACAAAAGACGCAAAACCCACTACGTTCTTTTCGTTTATTTCGTTTTTATCTTTAAATAAGCTCCACATATTATATTGACGTTTCAGCGCCGTTATTTGCATCATCTTCCCATGGAAAACCATGATCTCCAGCTTCTTTCCACTTACCATAAACTTTAACCATATCTTTGCCGTTTCGAGTTTCTCTAGGAAAAACCTCGCCATTATAAGTTACATCATGATCACTATAAGCAAGCTTGCCAAGTTTCATATCGGTTGCATGCCTCATTTCATGATTTATTACTTGAGCCTCTTCATGGCTACCCGGTTGTATTTTATCACTAATGTATATACTACCATCCATGTTAGCTTCTCCCATAATCCCATCTTCTAATGGCATTCTAATAACAGGCGTTCCGGGTACAGATATACTAACGTCTCCAACTTGCTTACCAAAACGCATTTTTGTTTTGATTTCACCGGCTGTAGCTTCAAATCCTCTATTTTTACCTAGTTTAAATCCCATTATCTATCTTTATCTTTTATCATATCATCTATAGCTTTATTGTAAACTTTATCTGTATATGATTTATTCTTGTAAAATACACTTCGCTCTGAAGTGGGTAAGTCTTCCTCACCTAATAGAATACGATATATCCTACTTATCATTTGAGAGCATTTCCACGAGGTTTTAAATACAGAGTACATTATAGTAGTTCTATTTCTGTGTCTCCATACATCTATCCAACCCTCATTTCTTAATCTGTCCCATCTTGCTTTATCCCACGAGTATGTGTAAACTCCGTTGATAAAATCGTTTCGTGTAAATCTTCCTTTACAATCTAAATAAATTAATAATTCTAAGTCTGCGTCTTTTAACCCGTAAGTTTTACAGACCCACTTTCTAGTGAGCCTGTAATACTTAAGGATATTCATGTCACGCAGATCTTGCGCGGTTAATCGCATTTATTAGTATCCTGATTCAAATACCATTTCTAACCCGTCAATACCTAAACCTTGTAGCTCTTTAGATAATACTAAATCACCACCAGAACCATCTATAACAGTTACTACGCCTCCATGGTTTTTACCATTGACAATAGCGTTGATACCATTAACAATATCTTCGTATTTAGCATTGTCATGGGCTATAGTTATAATGTCATCAGTTCCGTCATTTTTTAAAGAATTAAATCTAAGTATTGTAGATCCAGTCGCGCTAGCTTCTATTCCTTTTAAAGCGCTAGCAGCGTACATAGCTGAAGTTTCAAGTCCTTGTTGTAAAGTAACTGTAATAATATCTCCAGTTTCAAAGTTATAACCATTTGCCGAGTCTTGAGTTACATTGTCAAAAGTAATAACACTATTAGCCACACCGTTGATAGCGGAAACAGCTATTGTTAAAGCTACACCTGCACCAGGATGGGTATAGTTAGATCCAATGTTTGAGTTAGCACCATCCGCTGGTGTAACTGTCATGCTAGCTATTTCTGTTGCTGATGATATTTTAGCACCTGCTGCGTCAACTGCACCACCAATAGATGCAACTGAAGGAGCGCCTAATGCCTGCGTTGCGCTTCCCTGTGTAGAAGTGAAAGTTGCAGGTCTAAACTTTCTAAAGTATAAATAAGTTTCCATATTATGAAGTTGTTATTGTTAATGCAGATACTTCTGATATTCCAGCTGAACTTATTGCTCCTTCGTTAGAAGGTAAGCCATCGTTCACATCAGCTATAACTGTAAAATTGTTAGTATTATTTCTATTTCCATTTGCAAGTTCAGCAAATTTATCACAAACAGTTTTATGAGCACCGCTTGTAATAGTACATGATACATCATCGTTTTCAGCTGCATTAGCTCTATCTTTAAAGAAAAATTCTAATGTAGTTACATTTGTTGAAACTGCCCCTATGAATCTAGATCTAGGAAACATTATTGCGTCTTTGTCTTGATCGTTGTCTCCGCCATCAGCGAAGAATAAATAATTTTCTGCCATTGTTTTTTATTTTTTATACAGTAACAGCTTGTACGCCTGTTATGTCTGGGTGAATAAATTTGCTTGATAGAACATCTGCTACTTCTACCACAGCACCGTGTCTTGGGTGTCCACCTAGAGCATTAGCTATAGCTTGGAAAACTCTTTTTTGTTCCACACCAGCTGCTCCATCAGTAATATTTAAGTCTACTAATGAAGTACCTGTTGCAGCACCATTTGTTTTTGTAAAGTCCAACTCCATTCTACCAGCAGCAGAAATAACCGCGCCGTTAAAATTAGCTGGATCTATTGCTAAAGCAGCAGTTGCTGACTTAACAAATTTTACCATTGTTGCCATAATTTGTTTTTTTAAATTAATAATTTGTTTTTGTTTTTAAGTTTATGGTTTGAGGATTGTGGTTTAGGCTTAATCTACTAGAACAACGTCACCATCACGAATAACTCTATAAAGAGTATCTTTCCATGATATGTCGTGTCCAGCGTGTTTATCGTAATATATCGTGTCTCCATCTTCCAATCCTTCAACTAAATTACCACACGATATTATTTTTGCTTTTAAATACCTATTGTCAACATCAGTATCGTCTGTCATTATAAGACCAGCAACCTTTTTAGGCTCTGTCTTTATCTTATCTACTATTATATATCTATTGATTGCTTTCATTCATTCTCATATTTGAAATTACACAATCAGCAGATATTATAGTAGTCACAACAGAAACTGCATTTTTAAGTGCAGACTTGGTAACAAGTACTGGGTCAATGATACCAGCTGATACCATAGTAACTCTTTCGCCTGTTACTACATCTATACCAGAACCATCTATATCTAAACAACCTGGATCTTCTATACCAGCATTTTCTAGTACGGTATGATAAGGAGCCGTGATAGCTTTTAGTAGTATCTTTTCACCGACGGAGTCGGTTGAAATTTTTTGAGAGGCATTTAGTAGTGCTACACCACCACCTGGAACTATACCTTCCTTTAATGCAGCTTTTGTAGCGTATATTGCATCTTCTACTCTATCTTTCTTTTCTTTCATCTCAACTTTAGAATCAGCACCTACTTTTACCATACCTACTGATCCAGACAACATAGCTAGCCTTTGTCTGTGTTTCT